CTTCGTCATAATCACTCTCAAAATCAAAATCTCGGCCTGCCTTGTTTCCACTTCCCGATCCGGCTAGAAAAGAGTAAATGTCTCCGCCGCTTGCGTACATAAATCTCTTTAGTGCCTGGGAAAACTGGTCCACAAGGTCATCGTGTATATCATTAGGAAATTTTGCGCACTGCTCAATAAAAGCATTTACCCAAGGGTGAATCATTGGGTGCGGCAAATAAATATTGCCTGACTCCACTATCGGCTGCACGGCGGATGCCCTGGCGATCTTACTTCCTTCCGGTTCCACTGGGATAATGCCGCCTACTCTGTGCTTAAGCATAGAGATTACCGCCGGGCCGTTGGCTTTGTCCTCTACAAGCTTTGTTAATGCTTCCGGCCACTTTTGGGTTAAGGTCAGAAAAGCTTTGATCGTGGCCACAAAATCCATTCGCTCATATACTTGGTCCAGGTAAAAAATGTCGGCATGCCTTGATGCCCACACACCACCGGCCACTAAATCCGTGCCATCACTGTCTTTGAAAGTCATGTCCCATGATTGAAGCATCATATCAAATTCGGCTGGCAGGTCTATTGCCGAGATGTTTACCAGTTCGCCGTTTTGATTTTTGACCGTTACTGGAGGCAAATCCATCCCTTTTGGCTTCCAGTATCTCCACCAGTACCGCTTGAAAAGTGTACCCTCCATGGATGATGGCCTACCTTGGAAGAGTGCCAGCCATGCCCGGATGCCGCCAGAATTTATGTCTTTTATGTAGCTATCTTTGAATTCCCGGAGCCAGGCGTCGTCTTTACCTATTTCCGGAAAAAGGGCTTGACCGGGCTGACGTCCTAACGGGTCGTTTTCTTCCGCTTCGCACGGCAGGTTGATGATCTGAACATGTTTCTCGTTGGCGATTATCCGGCCTGCTAGATCATCCTCATGCCACCGGGTCATGATCAAGATAACTTTGGCCCCTGCTGCCAAACGGGTTTTAAACGAGTTTTGCCACTCATCCCAAATCCGGTTCCGATAGGTTTCTGATTCCGCTTCCTGGCGGTTTTTTATGGGGTCGTCAATTAGTATGAGGTTTGCCGGCCGCCCGGTGACGCCCGACATGACGCCACGGCTAATCATGCCGCCGGAATTGCCTTTGATCTCAAATTCCGTGTCACTATTCGGCTTTTTAGCAAGCTGGATATTGAATAAATCCTTGCCGTACTGCTCTATTTTTGCCTTGTTCCGGCGGCCAAAGAGCTGGGCAAAATCTTCATTGTAGCTGATTTCTATAACCCTTTTGTGGGGCCACTTGCCCAGGTACCAGCTTGGTAGAGCTTCCGTTGTGCTCATAGACTTGCCGTGCTGTGGCGGCATCTGGAGAATCAGAATGTCATACGGATGACCAATATCAGTCTCAATGAATTTTTGAATCTTGTCGCACAGGTAAAGCAGGTGCCGGGCCGGAATCCACCGGTCCTCATTGACGTACTCCACATAATCAGAGTATATTTTCTTGGCCAGTTCCGCTTTCCGGAGCCGCTGACGACGACGTTTTTCCATAAGGAGGAGTAGGAGTTCCTCTTTCTCTTTGCGGGAAAGTTTTTTAAGTTTGCTGGGAGTCATTTTTCCCGTGCTGTCCATAGTGACACCACCAAAATAATCTTTGTCGAATCTAACATTTTCATAATTTTGTTAGATAATAAAAAACCATCAAATCCTTAGTATTAATGGCTTTCGCGGCATAATAGGTAATTACCTTTTAAAAAATGTGTATTGAATCTAATAATAATTGCATATATAATATAAATTGTTAGATAACTAAATTATGGAAAGGAGGTTGATAAAATGGTAGTTGAACCCATCCGGGACAAGAAAAAAATCGAATTGATGAAAAAAATTCTCCGGAACGGTCCTTTCGGAGAGCGGAACCACCTACTTTTTGTGCTTGGAATTAATTCTGGACTTCGGATCTCCGATCTGTTGAAGCTAAAAGTTTCCGATGTAGTAGATGAAAAAGGGAAAGTGCGGCAACACATTTCCGTCTACGAACAAAAAACTGGCAAATACAAAAAATTCCCGCTAGGAAAAGCCGCTACAGCAGCAATAAAAGAATATTTGAAAGCAGCAAACCCCGAAGATACCGCACCAGATCGGCCACTTTTCCCCTCCCGGAAGGGAACTGGAGCTATATCCAGGGTGCATGCATGGGAAATCCTCTCTGGAGCTGCCAAGGAAGCCGGGGTTGCCGACCAAATCGGGACACATACTTTGCGAAAAACCTTTGGATATCACGCCCGAAAGGCCGGTGTCGGGATAGAAGTGATCCAGACAATTTTAAATCACTCAAGCCCTGCTGTGACCATGCGGTATATCGGCATCACCCAGGATGAAATTGACGATGTTTACATTAATCTTAATTTGTAGACCGGGAAACCGGTCTTTTTTATTGCCTAAAATCCTGTATAAATTGCATAAAATCCTCTTTGGCCCGGTTAAATATGTAAAACGGAGCCACGAAAGCCCCAAAAGCTACTGCCACAAGGAAAATAAATCTAACAAAATAGACAATATGTTATATTGGAAAATAAAACTACTTCCTTTGGCTCAGCTCCGCGATCCGCTTTTCCAGCTCGTCATCCGGCAGGCCGGAGAACTGGATCGGACCGCCGCCTGGACCGGAAATTTCAGTTTCAACCCTATCTCTCCATCTTTGGGGCTGTCTATTTTTAAGCCAGAAAATAGCGGCGGTTGTATCCGGAGGATAATGTTTGATGGTCGGCACAATCAAGGGCTTTCCATTATCGTTAAATATTTTATCTTCGGGATGCTCATACCCTTTGGCCCGGTGGTATAGTTTTTGGGCAATGGTTGCGTCAGCTTCTTCCTTGCCTCGCTTTAGGGACTCAAAAAACTCAGGGTAATTTTGTTTCCATGCGTTAATAGTTTGTTCAGTCGTATCAAAAAAACTTGCTAATTCCTTGTCCGTAGCACCTAACAAGCATAATTTATATGCCTGTTCGTTGTACTCTGGCTTGTATTTACTTGGCCTACCTCCTGCCATATTATTCACCTCCTTACGGACTTACTACATATTTGGATCTACTTCAAAATATCTATAACTAGATTTGAGGAAAGCTAATATATTTCCGTTGTTACTCTCAGGTAAATATTTAAAATGTTCTTCTACTGCATCTTCCCAATCTTCTTCTGCTACATCGTAATAATCAGCAAGTTTTTCTACGGCATTAATAATATGTTCTGATTGTTCCGGTGTAACTCTAACATGATTTCTTCCTAAATATTTTTTATGTATGCGGTCATAAATCGAAAGAAACATGTTCTCATCAGTCGGCAGACTGATGTATTTATATTCTTTTTCTCTTGGTTCTTTATATAGTTGTTCTTTATAGGGTGCATCTGGTGCACTAGCTGGTGCATGCTGTGCACTACCTAGTGCATGTGGTGCACTAGGGGTATTTACTTCATATATGTTGCTTAGATTATCGTTATTATCTTTTGGTCTGGTAGTTTTTGTAAGCAGTCCTATTTCCCCTAATTCCCTGACGGTATCTATGGCTTTTCTTTTACTTATGCCGCATTTCTCGGCAATCGTTTTATAGCTAGGAAAAGCCGTTCCTCCGTGATTACCACACCGACATAGATACATATAAACCACGAGCTGATAATTGTTTAATCCGACATCAAATATACTGTTCGGCACCTGAAAGTATGGTACCGACATTCTAACAGTGGCTCCATTCTTCAATTGTTTCACGTCCTTTCTTAATTTCGTCCTTTAAAATTTTGTTGCGGGCAGGCCAATAAGGACGTAACTTGGCTTTTCGGCACGTCTGCCTAGCCCGCATAAAAATAAACCGTATCCGATTTTTTCGGACACGGTAACTAGCGGCGTATCAAATTTATACCTTCGCTTTCATCATCTCTCCTATTTCTCGCTCTAATTCCCTTTGCATCTCTGGGTACTTATTTATGTATCTTCTCACCCGATCAATCACCTTTTGCAGCTCATCTTCCGCGTCCGGCTCCTCCTGTCCTGCTATTTTCCTTTTCAGTTCCGCGGCACTCCATCTATTTTCCGCGGCCTTTTGTATCCACCCCACCGGGTCACTACTGACTGCCGCATACTGATAGCATGTCCAATTTGTGTCATAATGCCGGTGCTCCTCCGGGTACGTCCGGGCCACTTGGGCAAGTATCTGTATCTTTCTTATGCCGCCGAACCCGGCATGTGCGAGCTGGCCGGTGGCTTTTTTGCCGTACAGGTCTATGCACTCACATATGAGATCGCCTACCGCAAATCTAGCTCCCAGCTCTACCAGCTCCCGGTAGTCGCTGATCTTTTGACAATACTCGTCCAGG